AATGAGTATTTATTTTTTGCTTAAATTCAGCCACCCTGTGAAATCAAACTCACAGGGTTATTTTTATATTGTGCTGTTTATTTAAGTGGGAGATAAATAGGAATAATCAATCTGGTATATATACCTATTTAAGCTATACTAAGTAGTTATCGCTACACTTTAATTGATATCTTGTTAGTATTGCCCAGCCTCCCATGCTGGGCTTTTTTTATTCTTTCGGAATGCTTTTATCCAGTTCTTCACGGAATTTAACTGGATTATCTGAACCTTCTACTGCCATGATATTTCTCCATTAAAAAGCCCCGCTATTGCGAGGCATAATTAAGATTTTCTTTACTTTGTGGCTAAGGTCACTAGATCAATAAAGTCCTGACAGAACTCTAGCTTGTGTCCGTGATCATCCACGAAGTTATATTTCTTAAAATGCTCTAATATTTCATCGGGACTTTTCCCGTTAATAGGAGATTTTTTAGTATGAGTAACGTTAGCTTCAAGTGCCCTGGCTGTCACAAGGATCTCGTTGTAAGCTCCAGCGTCAAGGTCGAGAAAATAGACGACCTCATTGATGCCAAATGTAGTTCCTGTGGAAGAGTTATCCGCAAGGATGATCTTGCTAAACAAGCTAGGGAGTACGCTGAGAAGATGCTCAAGAACGCCATCAGAAAACGTTGATTTAAGCTCTTCAATTTTTTTATCTAATCGACTAGTATCAAATTTAACTGATGCCAGTATTGGACCTTTCATTTTATCACCTGTCGTTGTTGTTCAATTTCCCGTATTGCTTTCTTGTCTGAATTACATTGCTCAATAACCGATAACAGGGAGATGTTTAACATTAACGATTCTCCCCATGTCATTTGTTCTGGTATGTATGGTAATAGACAATCAGCGGTTAGGTGTGCTGGTATCGCTATGTGCTCCACTGGCACGTATTCTTTCTGAATAGTCGTGCATCCTGATAAGAGCATCACTAGGAATAGCAGTATTGGTGCAATCACTATTGACAAGAACAGTTTTGATAACCGTTTTAACTTTTTCAGAATCCACGACCGACCTATTCCGGGCGTCACTATTAATTGATGAGACATTATTGATAATCCTGAATGTTCGGTTGGCGTTTTCTGTGATTGAGTTTTGACGTGATAGTTGTTCAGTGAGTGATAATTTATCTTTTTCTAACTTAGTAATACTTTCACTCAGTTTATCAAGCTGGTTACTTTGCCACACAATGCAGATGATCATCACCAAGATAATGCCAACGGACACTGTTGTTTCGCCTAGATTCATAATTAGTACCGATGATGCGAGAGAGCAATCTGACAGCGTTTGTCTAAGCTTGCTTTATCGTTAATACATGAATTATCAATTGAGAGATAAATGCCACTAGCGACCGAGATGAGTAATGTAAGAATAAAACCGACAATGATGATTAAAGATTTCCATTGCATAATGCTGACTCCGCCTCCCTACGACTGACCAACCCTCGCCACACCTTTCCACCCGCATAAACCCAGCGTTTCATTTCTTCACAAGCGCCATTCTGATCACCAGCATTTAATTTTTTAAGCAATGTAGAACGTGCAAAAGCTGTGGTACCGACATTAAAGGCAAAGGAATATAGAGACGCTTTTGTTTTATCATCGACCGGCACTTTAACCAGGACATCAACTTGCTGTTGCGTTCTGATAAAGTCTTTCTGTAGTAACTCGTCACACTCTTGTTGTGTGTATGTCTTACCTTGAATGATGTCGTTTCCAGTGTGGCCATAACAAACTGTTAGAACACCCGCCACATCACGATAAGGCTCATAACGTACACCTTCAAAATGGGCTATTACTACTAACGCGATGGCTGTGGCTCCTGCTGTTGTTACCGCCGCTATTTTCTGTTTGAGAGACATTAAATATCCTTTGGCGCTTTCACCATTAATTCAGCAAGCCTTTTTAGGGTTTCAGTTGGGTTTTGTGGGTCAACATGTCGAACAAGCTCTTCAAATAATTGAGTGCGTTTTCGTTGCTCTCGACGAGTCATAAAATAAGTAGCTAATCCCAGAACCATACTAAACGCCATCCCGATAACAAATCCCCATTCATATAAAGAGAGACTGGCAAAAAAGGCCGTTAGGCCTGCTGTTCCATAAGTTACATTGGTTAATTTTTCCATGCGCATATACACCCCCTACGGAGTGTCCGTTGATGATTAATGTGAGTGAGTTAAACGTGAGAAAATAAATCTTAAGTTAAACTAATAGATCAGCCCAATGTAATTAACCGAAGGAATGGCTGACTTACTTCGGTGGAGAATGGAATGGACGACAAAACTGCTGAAATTTTAGCTCTACAACAAATTGTTGCGTTACTACTACATCTGCTTCCTGAAGAAAAAAGGCAGATCGCAAACACCACTATTGAGTGTATAAAAAACCAAAACTTCAAAGCCCTAATGCTTGAGAACAATCCAAACTTAACAGGTGAACAATTGAGAGAGGGATCGGATAAGCTTTCAAAAGCCTATTCATCTATCTTGAAGTCTGCTTTGGGTTTTGATAAAAATCTTGATTTTTAATAAGTTCCTTTGCTTTTTTTGCACCATTTTCTACACCTTGTAATAAGGTATTTTGAATGGCGCTATCTAACTCACAGCTCGTTGCCTTTTGCATATCAGCGAGCTGTTTTTCCAGTGACTCAACTCTTTTCGCTAAATCTTCTATTGATGGTGTAGATAATAGTAATTCAGATTTAAGCGTCGCGAATTTAGCTATTACATTACTGTCACTATCTTTCATTACCCCATCACTATCCATCATTAATATATTTTTTTGATTGCTCATAACGACCTCTCTTAAATAGAGCGCCGACTCACAGACTTGATGTGAACGTGATAACGAGGGTAATTGCTCTGTGGTCGGCATATACGAAAAAAGTCGCACTAGACGACTTATTGAAATAGATGGCTGGTTTAGTTCAGCCAGACTGTTACGCGCTACCATAACCTTATAGCAAGGAATTCAGTTATTCGGAATAACCGAACGTGTGAACTATCCGGAAATTCCGGATAGTTGAACCTGTAAGAATTACTTACAAGTTAGCGCTTTTATTTCTTGTTCGGTTTGCTCAAACCGCTCTCTCTCAAGCTCCACACCTAAAACCTTTCGATTAAGCTTTAGTGCTGCTTTCAGTGTTGCACCTGACCCCATAAAAAAATCAGCAACCAGATCCCCTTCACGACTACTTGAGCGAATAATGTGTTCCATCATGGACGATGGTTTCTCACAAGGGTGTTTACCGGGATAATACTGAACAGGTGGATAATCCCACACATCGGTGTAAGGCACATCTGCAGTTACAAAGAATGGTCGCCTTAATAAACCATATTCTTTTATTAATTCTTGATAGTCTTTTTGTAATGTAACCTGCTCGCGCTCTAATTCGGTAAACTGGCGGGATAACGGTGATAGTTTTTCTTGTTTATCAGCAATGTGTGTAAACAGTGTTTGTAACTTTTTATAGTCTTCCTCGCTAGGTAATTGCCACTGACTATTGTTGAACCAATGACTGCACATTTGCTTACCTGTTGCTTGGTCTATTTCTTTTGCACTCACCTGCAGTGCTAAACGAGCATTTCTAAAATAATCAATCAATGGCTTGAATACATTTTGTTTTAGCTCTTTACATTTTAACGAAAACTCAGAACCTTTAGCTGTGACTGGTTTTTGGTAATGTTCAGCAAAAAGTACTCGTTCTGTTGAAGGAAAAAAGGCGCGCAGGCTTTCCTTATTTTGTTTTTTCCATGGCCCAGATGGTTTAGCCCAAATGATATGACTTAATACATTAAATCGCCCGCGAACAAGCAATTCAGTATCTGACGCCAATTTAGAACCACAGAATAAATACAAACTGCCATTGGGTTTTAATACTCGCCAGAATTCAGCTAATACTTCATCGAGCCAAGACAGATACGACTCAACATTATCCCACTGATTATCCCATGCGCACGACTTCACTCTGAAATACGGTGGATCCGTGGCGATTAAATCAATACTGTTATCAGGTAGTGTTTTTAATACAGATAGTGCGTCGTCATTAAATAGTTGCATCAGAAGTCCTTTTCTACGCAATAAAAAAGCCGATGACGGTTAAACCACCAGCTTTATAAATTCTTTATATTTTTTAGGCTGTACGCATATAGCTATTTCCTTGCTTTGCGACAAACCCTGCTATTTCAAACTGAGTTAATAAAAACTCACAATTTTCATTACTTAGCCCAGTTTGATTTGAAATTGCTTGTACTGTTTGCCAATCATTTTTTGAGATTGTTTCAAGTACACAACTTGCCTGTGTTGTCATATCACACTGTTTTAACATGATATTTTATGCCTTTGGTTAGTTATTGTGCATAACTACACATGTAACTCTGACCAAAGAGAACAGCAAGTCTTATCTACTAATTGCCAATAAAAAACCCCGCAAAGGCGAGGTTATAAACAATTTTGGCAACATACCAAATTAGACTTAAATATCGCCTATTTTGTTGACTTTTGCAAGTTGTCGTTATTATTTTTATTGATCAACTCGATTCTAACTCGCCTCATTGAAAGTAATGCCAATTTATCTAATTCATAACACACATAAAGTAGATAATCCCAATATACTTGATAGTTTTTACTCCAATTATCACGCTTAACACCCACCAAGCGAGCCAGCTCTGTTTGTGAATAATTACGCCTAGTGCAAGCCTGAACCGATAACCAGACTAATGATCTTAGTCGTTCTTTAACTTTTTTAGTTATCTTTTTACCTTTATGCTGTTTTTCAAATTCAGACCACACATGAACACTGATATTAACTTGATGCTCAAATTTCAAACTATATCCATAACAATACATTATCCATGAGTGTTGCTCTTCACTTAATGCATTGATAGCCCTACGCCATGAGCATAATAAAAAATCCACAGGCTCTATCATCGGCTTTGGTGTTCGACGACAGCGAGTTTCTAATACATAGATTGGATCGGTATCACGACAAACAAAACGACCATTTAATTTTAAATCTCGTATTCTAACTCTTGGTGTTGCTCTCGTGTCTGTTAACCCAAAATCTTCAAATGCTTCTAACTGACCTTTTGTTGAAGCCCTTAAGTTTGATGTAGCTATCGATGCCATATCACTTAAATATTTCAAGTCATGCGCATAAATTGGCATATTTCCTCCACTCGTGCCGTACACACGTTAAATAAATGCACCGATACCTAAAGAACGGTTTAAAAAATGAAATAACAATTCGAGTTGATTGCCGTGAGTGACTTCCCATTGTTTGGGATCACGATGTAACTCGTCATGGTGAATGCGACATAATGGAATAGTGAATAAGTCGTGAGCCTTCGTTCCCATGCCTCCCATACCATGACCTATGATGTGATGCGGATCATCAGCCTGTTGCCCACACACGCAACACGGTTGAGTTTTTACCCATTGCAACCATTTGATATTTTCCCAACGTTGCATTTTAGGTTTAAGAAGAAATGACGCTGGTGGCTCCGGATCGACAGATACTTTAATAACCGGCTTTATTGCATCTAAACGTTCATTCATTGTGGATAATGCGGTTACGTTGCTCGGGATAATATCAGCTTCTGGAAAACCACCGTGAACTCTTCTTTCTTCTTGTTTATCTGACCAATTTAAAATCTGGCGTAATATTGCTTCGGGTAATTCATCGACCAAGTTATGCATAACTGCAAATGAGAAAAAATCAGGTATCGTTAGCTGGTGGCTACTATCTAATCTCAACCGAAAACGAATAGTGTCTAACATCCAATTAATACGGTTTTTATGAGCTAATTCAGCAACCCACCCAGCAGATGAATTTCTAATATGGTTATCATGATGCCAACAGGTGCGGATCACCCCAGCCTCGTGAAAAGTCGTCACTAACTCATGGTGATGGTATTTATCTTCATCGTTATCAATCTGGCAGCACTTGATATTACGAATAACCCACGAGTCCATCGGCGCCACTTTATCTATGGTGTGGATCACCTTTTTGCTATTGAGAAATTGAACAATGTGCTTATTATTTAAAATCGGCTGTTCATCACCGGTTAATGCGCCTGAGGGCAACACATCTAAACTCTGTGGTACATCACTGATGATCACACGCTGATGGTTTCTAAATTGCTCAAGCAACTCAGCACCAGGTTTCAACAACACAACCCCCAATTCTTTTTGAATATACGGCGTTAATAGTAACTTCATGCGCTCACCTGTTTATTCAACATCACCATACGGATCAACTCATCCGTTTTACTCTCAAAGAAATGCGGTTGGGTTTCACGAGGATTATTAGGGCTCGTCATATTCTTCCCAAACTGACAACCTCGTGCAGTCACTGACCAGAACTCTTTTACTTTGCTGGCAGTTTTCGTACTTGGACGTGATAAACGCTCAACAATTCCGAGTTCGGCTAAACGTTTAAATGCCTGAGGTGCTGAAATGGGTAAATTGTGTTTTTTAATCAGTGTTGATAAAGCCACAGTAGGACGACTGGAGCCATCCATAGATCCACTTGGCGCATCAATCGCATAAACAGGGGCTAACTCAGGTAACCCCGCCATTGCTTGTAACTTTTGATAAGCCCCTAATTTTGATGAATTCGAGAAGTTTAAACTTTTAGACATCGATTCCAGTAGTATCACGCCCGCTTGAACCTTATCACTGAGTTTCTCCTGGTGCTGTTGTGACACTAAAGCATCAAAGGTGCGGATCACTTTTAAATGAAAAGAAGCGCTGATCCACATTGCATAGGCATACACTAACTCTTTGCAAACATACGTCCCTTGGTTATATCCACCAGCGACAGTGGCAATAGGCGCTCCTGTGATCTCAGGAGCGGTCAAAATTTCATCAATCAACTCTTTCGTTTGAGCCAATGAACTCCAGTTCGATGGTTGGTGTCGTTTTTCGCCACCTGACACTCGATGTAAATCATTTAAACAATAGCGACCGGCTACATCTCTACGAACCTGAAAACCATCAATAACAATTAATCCATTCATGCTATTTCTCTCCACGTTTTATTCGTGACCGTACATCACGTTATTAAATGAGCGGATAGTGATTTCTAACTTTCCACCCTTTACGACTTCCATTAACATCACATCCATATGCTTTACCTGCTGATCATCTTCCCAAATACCCGCATGTGTTAATGCATCAAATGGGGCCTTTAAAAAGTTATCAATATCCCTGCGCTGTTTTGTTGGTGGGTATAAACGAACTAGGACAGAGACATTTTCTTTAATAGCTTTAGGTTTTCGTTTTAGTTGCTCATAGACAGAGGCGATCGTGTTAATTCGAAACTTACGCCCTTTTTCACTGATCAGCGTTCGGCCCTTAATATTTCTCCAATACGAGTTAACGCTAGGTGGAAATGGCAATGTGAGCATAAGTTCAGGCATAAGTCCCCCACACTCCAATTAGCAATGTCACTACAAGCCAAAACCCAACGAACAGAATATATTTAGTTAGCATTAGTGATTACCTCTTACTGTTCTGACTAATGAGTCATAAGGCTCTGTTGGCAATTTACCCATGAGATCAAAATTAGAGGTGGCATGTTTTACCCATTTGATTGTGGGTAATGCGCGCTTTTTGGCCTTTTGTGTTTTCAGTTTTTGCAAGTAGGCCGATTCACCTAGTTTGCGCTCTTCAATTATCGCTTGGTAAATGTGCTCCGCCTCATTGGTCACAATGTAACGTACAGGGCGATCTTCATTGCCTACTCGTACTAATGCACCTAACCCATTCAGGTATGACAATGCTCTCGATGAGCTAGATAGAGCAATGCCTAAATCACGACTCACAATATGGCGATCAATCTTGTCACCCTCTTTATATTGGTTCAGTATTTGCTCTGTCGTTTTCATGCAACACCTCTCGACGCCAGCCACTTCATTTGCTCAATAAATGCTTTGCCAATTTGCTCTAATTCATCACGATGAATGTAATCGAATTTTTTACCCGTCCATGTTTTATCAAATACGACAATTGCCCCGGCAAACATTGCACCTGATGGTTTTTGTTTTTCATCAGCTGGAATAAACCACTTCGGAACGTCAAAACCTATACGCCCACGGATAAAACAGATGTGATCTGCATTTTCTGGCCACCAACTTTCACTTGTTGCCGCTTTTAATAAAAAAACATACCGACCGTATTGTTCACGCATAGCTAATGCATGACTCATGATGTGACCAACACCTGTTAAAGGTTGACCTTCGTGATATGAACTACGCGAGTAAGGAGGGTTACCAAAGGCAACACCGCCGATTTCTTTTAGCTTCGCTGACCAATCTTGCGTGAGCGCGTTATCTTCAGCTGTGTAGAAATAAGGTGCTTTACTGTTTTCACCGTCAGTGAATAGATCTAGTGTGAATGGACCATAAATTGAATTGATGCCATATACGAGGTTTTCGGGTGATTGCCACTGATCCCCTATTTCATTTAATTTATGAGCAGGTTGGTTTTTTAACTCCTGTAATTTCAGTGCGTAATCAATCATTACTGAGCCTCCAGAGACATTTCTGTCGCTTGCTTCCAAATACTGTTCCATGCTTGGCGACCAGAAAACTCACTCATACGGCGAATGCCTGTCTTACCCGCTAGTTCAAGCGCAATTTCTTCAATGCGGTTTTTAGGTTTAGACCGAGAGCCAATCAAGCGGGAAAAGGCACTATCACGTTCAACGGTGTCAACTTGAACCTTTAGCTCATCCTTTGGCTTTTGACTACGAACGAATAGTTCATCAAAGTGTTTACGTAACTTACGAGGACTTAAAATGTTTTGGTACCAGAATGAATCTTTGTTGGCCCAATCGAACAAGGCACAAATTTGCTCATGGGTACGCCCATCGATTTGACGCATCAAACGAATATCGTTCGCCCAGTCATACCAAGTAGGCTCTAGCGCAGATGGATTTAGTTTTTTAACACGACCAAACATCCATTTCGCCGTTTTTAAATCACCTTCATCGCCCCATTTTTGGAAGTTAGCGCTGTAAATCACTGCTTCAGGATAACGAGTTAAAAAATCATTTTTCGGCTGGTCGCTGGATTCGTCAGAATTCTGCGACGAATGATCTGTTTCTGTTGTACTCTCTGAAGTAATCTCTGTTGTATTCTCTGTAAGATCAGGCCATTTTGACCCGTTCAGAACAGCGCATTTTGCACTGTTTGATGGTTTCAATTTGCGCTTATCGATAAGGTCATTTTGAACTGTTCGATCAGATGAATTATCACCATTCGATTGGGTCATATTGACCTCATCGGTCAGCAAGTGGTGATCGTAGTTAATCGCATAATAATTAGTGCGGTCATGGTTCGATTTATTGATTTGCTCGATGCGTAAAACACCCTGCTTTTTCAAATTAGTAAAAGCACGTTTAATCGTTGATTCAGAGAAAAAAGGAAATTGATTCTTCCACTCTTCAACTGTGTTATAAATCCAGCGTGAACCGTCATATTCAACACCTGAAGTAGTTTCAGTTAGCCAATATTGAATTTGCTGTAACAGCATCGCCTCATTTAAACCAAGACGTACCGCTAATTCAGGAATAACGACTAAAGGGCGACTTTTTAGTAATAATAAACTCATCTTGCCACCTCATTACTTAATACGTGTGTACTTCTCTTTAAAACGCTGTACAGGTTCACACTGGGGTCGTCACAACCATCAAGCATAAAAATAACGCGCTGTTTTTCTCTGTCATAACGAACAACATGAACAACGATACCTCGGTGATTTTTATAGTAGCGATCAAGTTGGTTTGGGTTCTCATTGCTCATTGTCCCGCTCTCCACTTGAAAAATAAAAATCAGCCCATGCCTTTTTAAGAGACTGTCTATCTACCAAACATGCAGATTTCTTGTAGTTGTCTGGTTGTTCGTCAGAGACTATGATTTCTACATAGCGGAATGACTGACGACCTGAGACAGGTAAACATCGGAATTGCTTTTTAGGTACTAAATGCGCTAATCTACTCATGCTAATTTCTCTTCACATAATTGAAATTGGCAAACCGAAGCCAGCGACCGTACATCGTTGGCTTCACCCTTTCTGGATATAGCCATTTTTAATTTCTCTTTTGATGTAACGAAACAAACGCATTCATAAATGTGCGGATCTGCGAAATTAATCCATCCAGCATCATTTTTATTTTCTGCTCTTCTTCGTTATCAATAACACCATCAGCCAAACTATTTTTCATCAGTAACGCTAAATGCCCTTGCATTTCGTCAACATTGCTACGTAATGTGAATAGTTCTGTCTGATCTAAATCAGCAGGGCTAATTCTGTCCACGAGTAAGCGATTTGATTCACGAGCGACAAATTCAGCAAATAAAACGGTCTGAGAAATATCTTGCATCGCTAATAGCTCGTTTAAATCAAATGAACGACAACCGTTTTTCTCATAAAGCTTGTTGTTGAATGATGTTAAAGACAGACCTAGTGCTCCAGCCATCGCCTCACGTCCACCAGCTGTCGCCTCACACATGTCTTTCACTACCTGTTTTATTGATTGATTACTCATAGATACCTCTCTTTATTAAAACCACAGCCATTGACAAAAAGTTTTGCGTGGCATGACGTAATGCTTATCAGGGTTATTTCTGTAAAACCGCTTTGCTTTTAACTCATGAAGCTTCATCCAACGTTTACGCTTTGCTAAAATGCGTGGACTGATACATTCACTAAATATCATCCCTAGAGGGATCATCACTAAAGACGCAAATAACATACCGATAAAGGATGACTTAATATGTTCGATATCTTCTTGGGTCACTTGGTCTCGTTTCTCAAAACCAGCCTCAGCCTTATTACTCTCTTTTGGGCTATTTTTTCCTTTTTCTTGGGAATTTGGCTTGGTCACTCCCTCGCTCGCAGAAGAGACAAGAGGAAGGAGTTCAATGCTATTGCAGATCCCTTGTTCCTGATTCTTGATAAATTTCGCGACGACTGTGTAGATGGAAAAAGAAACATACCTCATATCACTCAAGATAATTTCAGAGCCTTGCGCCCTCACTTGACTACAAAACAAGGCAAGAAATATAACCATGCTGTAGAGCGTTTTTTTGATACCCTTAAACGCAATGAAATTTATGAGGAAGGTCGATATATTCCAATCATTAGATGTCCCGAAGAACTCATTCCTTGTATTAATGAACTTCTGGTTTTTATTAAACGACGTTAATTTTATTGAGTGATTCATTTCCTACCCTTGTTAATGATTTTTTGTAGTTACAAATTAAAAAAATAAGAAGTAGTTTATTTGTGATTGCTAAATTTCTTCGGATATAAAATCTGCATCTCTGTTAATTCACCGTTGAAAAAAGCAACTAATCGCTCAGCAACTTCTAACGAAGTTTTTTGAGCGCCTCTTTCAATACGGCTAAGATTTCCTACATCAATTTGAACTGCTTCGGCAACTTTACTCAACGTAAGATTTTGCTTAATTCGCAATAACCTTAATGGTGTTTGCATAGAACCCCCTAAATTTGCGTTTTAAGCATAATATAACATCAATTCAATTTGCGCAATTTACTTTGCAAATAACGCAAAAAGGATTTGTAATTACGGCATGGAAATAGGAAAAAAAATCAGATCAATCCGTTTAAAACGGAACATGACAATTGCTGAACTGGCTAACGCTATTGATAGCGACCCAGGCAACGTGTCTCGTCTTGAAACTGGTAAACAAAAATCATTTACCGAGCAACAATTAAAGAAAATTGCTAACGCACTATCAATATCTTTACTTGATTTATTTTCAGATGAGGATAATCATACTGTATATAAACACAGTAATTTGAATCATGACGAAATGAACGAGGATCTTTATAAAGTGCAACTACTTGATATTAGTGCGAGTGCAGGACCAGGTTGCGTGAGAACAAGTGATGTCATAGATGTCATTCATTCCATTGAATATGATACAGAACAAGCCAAATTACTATTCGGTTCTCGGCCCGCGAACTCAGTAAAAGTTATTAACGTTCGTGGTGACAGCATGTCTGGCACAATAGAGCCAGGCGATATTATTTTTGTTGATATATCAATAGATTATATTGATGGCGATGGTATTTATGTGTTTTCTTTTGATGGAAATATACACGTAAAACGCCTACAAATAGTTCCAGATGAAATAATTGTTCTCTCAGACAACCCCAAATATACACAATGGAAAATCAACAGCACAAATGAACATAGATTTTGTGTGCACGGGAAAGTTTTGATTAGCCAGAGCCTCGAATATAGGCGTCACGCTTAGTAAAAACAGCATTTGTATCAAAGCCTGAGCTTATTTCGGGCTTTTTTTTTATTTGTTAATTTGTAAATATCGCAAATTAATATTGCGTAAAATGCAAAATTGAATTATTGTTACCTCAGAAGCAAGTTTAGACGCGAGGGAAATACTCATGACAACTGAACCAATAATCATAGCGCCAGATGGTTTCACTAATGAAGATATCGTTGCTTGGATGAAAGATAAATTATCTTCTGTTGATCATCTGCTTGAGCTTTATGCTAAACGTGGGGAGCTGGTGGCTGACTTATCAAAATTGGATGATGAAATAGACGAGTACAGAATCAAAAGTGCTATTCAGACCCAAAGAAAATGATTTTTATGTGTGAAGAGAATCAATTGTGTGGAGGGAAATTAGCGTGAGTAATATTACTAATGAAAAACAAAACATCAAAATCTATGCCTTAGTCTTTCATAAGAACGCGCTAACTCTGTCAACCGACAATATCCATGAAGACTTTTGGTTAGAGCTACACGAAACCATCGGTTGGATTAAATTTGTAAAACATAGTGAAGAATCTGAGTTTGTTAAGAACGGAGCACTGTTTGTAGCCACTGAACTGCGTCCGGTATCTGATTCAGTCCCTTACCCAATAGTTGAAGCACGATGTGTTTTGTGGCGTCAGCGGGAAGCTCTTTTAAGCGCTGCAGATATCCTCTCCTTTCTTCTGGGTCAGAGATAGTTTGGTTTATGTATTCACGAATGGCGGTTAGTGTATCGTCATGTAATTTTACAGTAATAAGATTTAATGGTGCAGATATACTACCTTCTTCACTTAAAAGGATTATGGCTTTATATGTTGCCTTAATAAAAGCAAAATCGGCTTCGGGGCCATCCATGTACATTTCGACACCACCAGTAATTAATCCTTCTTCTTGGAGGTAAGCAATATTAGCACATAGTTTTTTATTATCTATTTCATAGAGTTCTGGAGGTACATTGCCATCATCTATTTGATTGGGATAATCATTCACAGCTAACTCTAAAATTTTAAATTGTAGGTCTCTATCAAAATTAGACATTTTATTATCTCTTGGTTGTGTAGGAGCTTCCAAGAATACCACCACCGCCTGAGGTGGAAAATAATCAGGCACAATATTTGAAGTGTGAAGAGAACGTGTGAAGAGAAACAATGGCTGGCTGAGTCTTTTACCATTAAAAGGGGTTGTGGTGATAATGTTCTGCTCAGTCAGCCATTTTATCAAATCTAACAATAAGTAAGGGTACTGGCATTATTTGTGAAATGTCTTATCCGGGTTGTATCAACTCGCTAGTGCCCTTTCTTATTGTGTGAAAAGATAACATGAGGTTATAGAAATGAGCCAAGAAGATCGTAAGACAAATGTCCCTGACTTTCTTTCCGAATTGGACGCTGGCGTTTTTGAAAATAAAGTCTCTGCTGTTTTAAATGATGTGGCTTTAGGCGTTTTAAATAATGGTGGAAAAGGCAAAGTCACTATTGAATTAGATTTTGCTCGCCTTAGTAATTCAATGGAAG